GTAGACCCATTAGTACCAGTAGACCCATTAGTACCAGTAGACCCATTAGTACCAGTAGACCCATTAGTACCAGTAGACCCATTAGTACCAGTAGACCCATTAGTACCAGTAGACCCATTAGTACCAATCCCCAGTAATAATAATACATCATCTTCTATTATAACACCCAGTTCTTCAACTAAAGAGTCAGAACCTGTTCCAAGAGAATCTGGCGGTAGTGATAAAGGAGGAGAAGGTGTTAATGATCCAGTTAAATATCATCAACCATGGTTTCAAGTTAGAGGCCAAGTATACCCCGGTCCATATCAACCAGGATTTAAAATTGTTGGTGATACTGGGGTAAATTTTATGCCGTGGTTAAAACATTTGGGTCAACCTAACCCTTTTGCCCATTTTGACGAAGGGCCTAGTGCTGAAGGTGCTGAAAAAGAAAGCAGAGGTGAAAGCAGCGAAAAAAAAGAAAATGCTGAAAGATACGAAGAAAAAAGCACGAAAATTCCTCAAGGTGATCCAAGTGCATCTAATCCAAGTGCTCCCCCTTCAGGTCTTTTTGTAGGAGGTAGAAAAAGAAAAACCCGTCGCCGTAGAAAAAGAAGAACCCGTAGAAGAAGCCGTAGAAAAAGAAGAAGTCGTAGAAAAGGTGGAAAATCCAAAAGTAGTAGAAAACCCAAACGGTTGCATTAAATTCTTATTAAAAGTATTTTTAAATACTATATTTTTATACACTGTTTGAAGGCATATTATCATATATTTCTGGTACATTTGTTTTAATAAGTCTAGATTTACTTTTAACAGTTAATCTAACATTCTGTTTATGTTTTGATAAGTAATTATCGGTTTTTTCTTTAAAATCTAAAAGAGTTAAAATAATACTGTCTACCTTGGCTACCATTTTTACATATTCTGAATAGGTTCGTTTTAAATTATATAACCCTGGTATTATAGAATTTATAAATTCTCTAATATTATTAACCAATAAAACAAATACACCAGATTGATCCGTATTTAAATTATCTATAATTCTATCCAAATAATTCATAAATTTTAAAAAATCCTCATCCAAGTATTCTATCGTTTTATCTCTTCCTTCACTATACCACCACCTAGATAACCATAAACCACTGTAAGGTATTTGCTTATAATATTTTTTTTTTAAACTGCTTTCTGGTGGATTATGTTCTAATGACTTATGTTCTATGGGCTTAGGTTCTATGGGCTTAGGTTCTATGGGCTTAGGTTCTAATGACTTATGTTCTATGGGCTTAGGTTCTATGGGCTTAGGTTCTATGGGCTTAGGTTTAATATTTTCGGGTGTCTTAGGTTTAATATTTTCTGGTGTCTTAGGTTTAATATTTTCTTCTGATTTTAATACTTTTCCTAATTTTTCACCATTTTTTAAATTTGTAAAAATATTTAAATCTTTCTTATAAATTTCTAATTCTTTTTTTAATATAATTTTATTATTTTTTGCTTTTTGTATTAAATCCATTTTAATTAATTTATTTGTTCTACGTGGCTCTGGGAAAAAACTATTGCGGACATTTCGCCTGTATTTTCTAGATTTGGGTGGTATAGATATTGGAGGTGACCTTGGAGGAGTTTGGATCGTTGATTTGTCACTCATTTATATATATAAAATAAAAAATTTAATTTTATATATATTTTTTATATGTTGTAAGCACTATTTTTATATATAAAACAAAAAAATAATTTTATATATATTGTAAGCATTATTTTTATAAATGGGGAATATATCTAGGTTGACTATTTTCATAAATAGTCACTTTAAATGCATCTTTATAACCTTCCACATAAACAACATCACCATTCATTAATTCTTCACCTCCATATTCACTTGTACAACTTCGTCCATTATGGCTCATTGGTAAACGAATTGAATTAGATTTATCTGTCATGGTATAATATTGCCATTTACTATTATTTGTATATAATCTTCTTCCCATTATTGGAAGTATAGTTTCTTTTCCTATATCTCTTGTTAGTATTCCAACTTGTTTGAATTCTTCCCTAAAGCCTCTGGTTGGAACATTAATTGGAACACGAATATCACCACTACTATTATAAAAGTATCTATTTACTTTTAAAGGTGGTGAAAAAGGATTTTGTAATATATTACTATTCATTTGTGTTAAAGAAGGCATGTTTTGTAAAAAATTTTTTTTTTCTTCTACATAAACTACTTTCTGATTAGTATCGTTATTTGCTATAAATTTTAGATAAACAATAAATGCAAGTAAAAATATGATTATTACTAATATAATCGACATATTTTCAATACATATAAAACCGTTTGGACAAGTTTTTGGCATATATATTATACCATTATTTTTTACCTTTCTTCATTAATTTTGAAAGATCAGGTGCTTTTCCATTAAGTGATTTTAACATATCAGCCATACCAGCCATATCGGGCATATTCATACTCTCTAAAGTTTCTTTGGCGGTATTCAATACAGGAGCCATTGTGTTAAGCGTCCCCATTAAATCTTTTTGCTGTTGAACCAACTTTTTCGTTTCATTCGTGATCCCTTTTACACCATCTTCCCCTAACATTTGCGATAAATTATCATAAGCCTGTTCCATTGTTGCAGCATAATCTATGCGATCTCCAGGAGATTCATCGTCATCTCCTACTTTGGCTGGGGTAGAAGGTGGGACATTGTTTTGGAACCCTGCTTTTGATTTACAATCGGTTTGCGCCGAACATGATTTTCCTGGACATTCAGTACCTTTAGAACATTCAAAGTTACCTTCTTCTCCTTCCATGCCTTCTTTTTCTTCTTTTTTATTCTCTAAACCTTCTCTAACTTTATTATTAATAGCGACACATGCTGTAACCAGAATTGCTACAATAAGCGTAACTGTCATATTTTTGCTAAAATAAGTAGAGAGAAGGCCTACGCTGATAAAAAGTCCTAAAGATTTGTAATCTTCTATTGCTAAATAACCTAAAACATTACCAAGTGCTACAACCAAAAGTATGTATAAAACATATTTGTTTTTCAACATTGCTGGTGCTTTCATTTTCATTTTATATATAATAATTATACATAAAATAATATTCTAACAATTAGTACAAAGTATTAATATTCTTAAAATTTATTCCTAATCTTTCTTTGAACATACATCATTTGCCCACGCGCATCCATCTGCTGCATCTTCACACACTTTTTTATCTTTATTATCTGAACATTTATCGGCTGCCTCAATCGCAGACTCGGCAGCATCAGCCATGTGTTCGGCTGGCCCTTTAATGGCATCCTCGAATCCTTCTTTGACACGGCCACATCCGAAAACGAAGTTGGCAACGAAAAGAGCAGCAAGGACAGCCAAACTCTCATTTTTACAGTAACAATGAGCACTGTATGCCGTTAATACAAAAAGGGCTAAACATTCATATGCCCTGACTGAAACATATCCTACAATATTCAATACCGCCAAAACTGCTAAACCATAGAAAACATATTTGTTTTTTAATAAACCCGGAACTTTCATTATATTAATTATGACGAAAAAAAAAAAATATAATTTTTTGTAAATAAATTATATTTTTATTGATATATTTTCCTAAAGTTATCGTTGATTGGAACTTATATTTAATTTTTTATTTATTCTTGAGATTTAATCTTGTTTTTTGGTTTTATTTGTTTCTTTTCGTTCTTTTGTTTCTTTTCGTTTTGTTTCTTTTCGTTTTGTTTCTTTTCGTTTTGTTTCTTTTCGATTTGTTTCTTTTCGATTTGTTTCTTTTCGATTTGTTTCTTTTTTTTGAAAAGGTTCTTTTTAAGGACCGTATTGGTTGTGTTTTAGATAAACTCTTTATTTTTTGAGGACTTAACCATCCTCCTCCTTGTGAATTGACCTTCTCCCATCCAGTATTTGTTCTTATCCAACCACGCTGAACTGTACCGACCGGTGCCGTATTATCTGAAGGTCTTGTTGAAGATTGTCCTAAAGGTTGTGCGGAAGGTTGTGCTGAAGGTCCTGCTGAAGGTTGTGCTGAAGGTTGTGCTGAAGGGCTTGGAGTTGGTCTTGCAGAAAATTTACTTTCTAGATTGTCAACTTCTTTTCCTACATCTGCTGACGACGAAGATATTTGTTTGGTAAGACCATCCCCATCTTTACATAACTCATCTATTACTCCGTTAAGAACCTCTAACTGATCTCCAATAGTATTTGAAAAATCGGTATCCATTTCACTTAAAGTGGATTCTAATTCTTTAAATTGGTCATAAATTGTTTTTATTTTATCATTGCATTTATTTGCTTCTTCGGTAGAACTGTCCTCTACTGCTCTCTGACGTTCAGTATCAATATTTTGATATATAGATTGCAACTTTGTTATAAATCCTTCATGATTTTGTTTTAAATTTTTTAAACCTTCTAAACAATTTCGCAATTTTTCAACTAACTCTCGTAATCTATCCGCATTTGCATTGACTCCTTGTTTATATTGTTTCACTTGTCCATTATATCCTGTTATTCTGTCTTTTACAGATTTTATTGCTTCACTAAACTGATCTATTAATGATGATTTTGATTCTGACATTATTAATATATATTGACAAATTATTTTTCATTAACTAAATTATCTTCGATTATATTATCTTTGACTACTTCTTCCACATTTTCGGTTATTTCTTTTAATTCTCCGCGAATGTTGGATAATTTATTTAAAAGGATTTTTTCCTCATTTCGCGCTTCTAATACCATTCTTTCTGTTAAATTAGCCTCCAACATACTTTTTTCTAAATAATGCAACAAACTTAATATTTGGATTTCTTGATCTTTTTTTAATCCTACTATATAGTTTTTATATTTACCGTAATCTTCATAAACTTCCTTTAAAAATTCATTATTTGTTTTGGCCTCTTCTAATTCTCTAAAGTCTTTCATTAAATTTTTCTTGTTTTTTTTTATCTGACATTGAATTTTTTTCAGAAGCATATCTTTATTGTAAACCTCCATTTTATAATAATTAAATATTATTTTATGATGATATTATCCTAATAAATTGAAATATATTATACATAAAATATACCAATTATATATAATTTATAAAAAATATTTAAATCTATACCAATACTATTTAGAAATGTCTAGAACTCAAAAAGAACCCTTGCTAACGCCAAACGATAATAGGTTTGTTATGTTTCCTATTAAAGACCAGGAAGTGTGGAAAATGTACAAAAAAATGGAAGATTGTTTCTGGAGAACGGAAGAAATCGATCTTTCAAAAGATATTACCCATTGGAAGACATTAAAAGATGATGAAAAACACTTTATCAAGCATGTACTTGCCTTTTTCGCTGCTAGTGATGGTATAGTTATTGAAAATTTAGGACAGCGATTTATGAGTGAAGTTCAATTAGCAGAAGCCCGTGCTGCATATGGATTTCAAATTATGATGGAAAACATCCACAGTGAAACGTATTCTCTTCTAATTGATACATTGGTTAAGGATGAAGTCGAAAAAACAAAACTTTTCCAAGCCATTGAAAATTTCCCATGTATTAAAAAAAAAGCAGATTGGTCTATTAAATGGATTAACGATAACAGGTCTAGTTTTGCTATTAGATTGGTGGCATTTGCTTGTATAGAAGGTATATTTTTCAGCGGTAGTTTTTGTTCTATTTATTGGTTAAAAAAACGAGGACTTATGCCCGGTCTTACGTTCTCAAACGAACTTATTAGTAGAGATGAGGGTATGCATACCGATTTTGCTATACTTTTATTTTCCAAGTTAATTAATAAGCCAAAAAAAGCCAAAATTTATGAAATATTTAAACAGGCAGTTGAAATAGAGAAGGAATTTATATGTGAAGCACTTCCATGTAGATTAATTGGTATGAATTCGATGCTTATGTCTCAATATATTGAGTTTGTTGCAGATCGATTGATTGTTCAATTAGGATATCCAAAAATTTATAATACTAGTAATCCTTTTGATTTTATGGAAATGATTTCTCTCCAGGGTAAAACTAATTTCTTTGAAAAGCGTGTCGGAGATTATAGTTTATCTTCTGGTATTAAAACCGAAGATGCTTTTGATATGGATGATGATTTCTGAATATCTTATATTTAATTTTATAATTTTATAATAAATATAATCGTATTATATTTATTACAGTAAATATGGAAGGTCCCAGTGCAGAATATCTTAGAAAATATATACAACCCAATATTTGTATACAAGGTATACCCACATATTTTGTAAATAACATCTTAATCAAACATATTCCCAATAATAAAAATTATGGTTCATGGGAATGTTTTGATATTTTTGGATTGGAATATAGAATGGGTAGTTAGAAAAGATATGAAAAAATATAGAAAGGTTATCCGGTAAAAGAAAAATTTATTCCGATTTGGTTAGAAAAATCCTATAAATGGTTGTACAGTAAAATTAAAGAACAAAGGTTGGCAAATAGTCTATAAATAGTCTATAAATAGTCTTAACTGTATTTTTTCAAAATTACAAGAGGGATAAGTTCTTCCTTATATTTTTCTAATTTTTTATAACACTTATTAATTGTTACTTCACTAATTTCACTACATTTATGAACTGTTTTTTTACTAATATTTAAATTGCAACTTTGGGCAATAAAATATACGATTCCTGCTGCTACTGATGGTGGAGAATTTTCCGGAATAATACTGTTTTCCTCTATTTTTTTGGCTACAAATTGACATAACATTGTTAATTCGGTGTTAAAATTCAAACGACTTGCATATCGTTCTATAAATGATGCGGGGGTTGTTTGATGAAAATGAGTTTTGTCATTTCCAATATTATCTTTTTCACTTTTGTTAAGTAAACTTGTAGCATTTTTACATCCTTTTGTAGCACTGGTATTATCTAGGTGGAAAATTGTAGCAATTTCTTTTGCCGTTCTCGGATAATTATGAATGCGACCGGCAACATATACAGATGCAGCAATTATACCATCTCTATTACATCCTCTAAAAGTTTTCATTTCTGATAATTTTTTATGCTGTCTTAACGCCTCATCAATAATTATTTTCGGAATTCCAGAATTATAAGACATAATTTTAATAATTTCAAATTCATCGTATTGTGATTTTTCTTTATAAGGCATTGATTGCCATTCTGTATATCTTCTTATTTTTCTCATCTCATATGTTGATTTACTATTACATACCACTTTACAACCATAAGAAGACTCTTTTAATAGTGGATTTATAGGCATACCACATCTTGTCGGATCATTCATATTTGAATCGTCTGCACCATAATATCGCCATTCGGCCGACTCATCCAATACATCTTTATAAATAATTCCACATTTAGGATTTGTACAACTAAGTAATTTATTCTCCAAATATGATACTCTTGAATGACATAAATCGCATTTTTCTCTCTGTTTTAAATTACTTTCTGTATAAAGAAGTTCCATTTTCTTTTCTTCATTTATTTTTTCATTATCGAATTTATTCCATAATGCATTTTGATTTATTTTTTTATTTTTCTTTTTTTTAGTATATTTTACCTTTCTTAATTTTTGTACTGTTTGTATTTTTGGTACTGTTTGTATTTTTGGTACTGTTTGTATTTTTTCCGTTATCATATATTACTATTATTTTAGAATAATTTGTTTAATTCAATTTTAATTTATATATTTAATTTATATATTTAATTTATAATGGGAGCAGGAAATTCTAAACCAAAAAAAACAGATGGTGCTAAAATAGATGGTGATAAAATAGATTATAGTAAAGATCCTGAGACTGAAAATATGAAAATAGAAAATGTTATTGATTATGTTGCTACTAAATATATAACGCAAAGCGATTTTACTGAATTACAAAATTTACATAAATCAGAATATTGTAATAAACTAGTCATATTAACATCTAAAACCATAAAACAGTTTTTAAATGATATAGATATAGAATATTTAGATCAACGAACCAAAGATGGTTTAGAAATAAATAAAATGAATGAGGAAAAGGTTTTATATTTAGCCAAAGGACATATGGATAGATTAGATATTTCAAATAGTATTAAGAAAAAACGCATGTGTATTGGTATTGCAAAATTTTATGTAAAAATAGCACATTTATTTGCAGCAATTGCTATGACCATAAATCCCAGATATTTATATACGGATTTGTTAGGAAAAGATCAAAATATATCTATTTTTGATAAATCAACTATACCTGAACAATTAAGACAATTTGCTAAATATAAACCTACTAGTATATGCTCTTCGAGAATTGATGTATTAAAACCTGTTCAAAATACGGAAAATGGGATATCTGTTAAGGGTAAGAATTGCAATATGAATAAAAAAATGAAATCGACAATAGATGGTGTAAATATACCGGTTAGTATTGAACAGGACAAATATCTTAGCGACGAACCGGGTATTTCCGAATTAGAATTATTATATTTTGATAAATATAATTTCAATGATGGATTGTATTATGGTATGACCGACGAGTCGCAAAAAGATTATCAACATGATTTAGAGTTGTTTTATAAGGTATTTACGGGTCAAGAAACCATTCCACCAAAGAAGGGTGAAAATGGTGAAATTTTGAAAGATACGAAAGGGTCCCCTATACCATCAATTACTAAATTTTCCCAAATTCCGTTAAAAGCATTTCACAAACAGGAACTATGTACGGATACAAATAGTCCATGGACGCAAATATATAGAGGAAACCCAAGTGAGAAACTTTTTAAAGAATATGCTGAACACTTAAAAACTATGATATCTAAATCTCAAGAGAGGGAAAATGCCTTGTTAAGTGTTATTAAAGAAATATTTTCTTTTTGGGTTGATCCTAAAAAGAAAGAAAAAGTATTGACAATTAATCCAAAATTAAATAATAAATCATTGCAAGAATTGGTTGTTAAAACTAGAAAAATTATTATTGATTTATATATTAATTGTGAGAAGGATTTTCAAAAAGGATTGAATATATATGAGGGAATTGTGAAAAGTAAAATGCTTGTAACACAACAACGACGTATTGATCAGTTTGAAAAAAAAGCGGAAGACTTACAAGATGGTAAAGTTGATGTACCTGGCGATGGAATGCCCGATGGTGGAATGCCCGATGGTGGAATGCCCGATGGTGGAATGCCCGATGGTGGGATGCCCGATGGTGGAATGCCCGATGGTGGGATGCCCGATGGTGGAATGCCCGATGGTGGAATGCCCGATGGTGGAATGCCCGATGGTGGAATGCCCGATGGTGGAATGCCCGATGGTGGGATGCCTGATGATGGTCAACCGGGAAATATTCAATTAGCAATATCAGAAAAAGGACCTGTACAACCTCAATATGATGACGAAATAAATCTTATAAAT